GTAACTGAATAAACTCAGGATCTGGTTTAGTTAGAAATGACATATTTATATTCTCCTATTTCTTTTAATTAGATTCATGGAAGGTTAACGGCGACTTTAGCAAAACCATCAGCATCCTTTGTTGAAAGGAAGCGACCGATTGCTGCGGCACCTGTGGCTTGTGTACCAGAAATTAAACCGCTGGAACCAACATAAGCGATTTGACCCGCAGTTGGTGTGCCGCTGATTCTATCAGTAACAACAAAGCCTTTGGTTAGTATAGTAACTTTGCTACCCTTCTGAACTTCATCTTTGTGCCAGTTTAGATGTTGACGAGTTTGGTCAATATCTACAACGTCGTTTAGGAGAATACCAAGAGGAGCAACACCGGATGGATTTGCAGCCTGAACCACTAGAGCAGAGGCACTATCCATTGCAGCACCAGAACCCTGAGTGCTAACAGAAACAACACCACCGCGAACGGCGGTTTCATTCATAAAGTATGAAATATCAGTATCTAATTCGAAACGGTCACCTTTAAGTGGCATATTATTACTCCTATATCACTTGAGATTTTTTGTTGACTTTAAAACAGATTGACGTAACCAAGCGGCAGCAGAAGCTATTGCTAGATTCTGACTCTCTTGGTTTGACTCGGGATTTGCTAGTGTGGCTTCAGCAACTCCTTCAGCACCATCTAACTCGGAAGCGTCAGCTTCTTCGTCATCATCGTCTGCGTCCTCTGACCCAAAATCAACAGGAGCAGGTTCCGGTTTTGATTCCGGCTTTGAAACTTCTGACTGTGTCTTTTTATCAGCTAACAAGGCCACTACGGAAGCAAACATTTCGTCAGAAGCATCTGAGAAGTCTTCAACGATCTTGTTTGCCTTTTCTTCGTTAGCACCAGCTTCTAGGAGGGATGCAACACGCTTCATCCCCTTCATTTGCTTGAGCATGGCAGTATACTTTTCTTTCATGCCCTTCATTTCATCTTCTTTCTTTACCATTTCTTGCTTGAAAGCTTCAACTTCTTTCATCACCTTTTCTTTATCGCCATTCATACCGGCAAAAGAATCTTCCAATTCCTTTACCTTGGCTTCAAGAGATGCAATTAGTTGATCCTTTTCGGCAAGAGCAGCTTCGTTAGCAGATGTAAGTTCTGCTAGTTTTTCGCTATTGTCTTTTTCGATTGTAGATTTTTCGGCATCAAAGCTTGCTTTAGAAGCTTCTAATTCTGCCTTTAAATCTTCAATCTGCTTGGTCATATCAATGCTCATATTATGATTCTCCGTCGCAGTTAAAAAATTGTAAAAGGTTATATCGGCTTTGCTATTAAAAGGATTGACTTCCTTACTAAGAATGATACTTCTCGGATTAGCTGGTTTAGCAACAAGCCCTTTTCCAGAAAAGTAAAAGCCTTTTAAAAGTCTTCCTATCTTGTAGCCTTTAAACTCACCACTTCCACCATACGCTCGTAAGTGTTTTGTTAAGAAGGAAGACTCATCCGTTCTAGCCAAAACCTTTTGATCTTGATTGGGACCAATTAAAGCATAATCAAAGTTACTAAAGATACACTCCATTGAAACCGACCACTTACCTTCGTCAATTTCTTTTGTTAGTTCTTCGATTCTTGCCCTCATCTGTGCATTTGACCAAGTTTTATAAATCACCGCACTAGTTATGATATCTAGTTTTTCGGGCAGCTTTGTAGAGTCCGCATCATCTTCTATCTTCTTACCGTTATGATCAACGACCATAGATCCAGTAATATGTCCGATGATATCAGAATCATCATGCATATAGTTGAACTGTTTATTTATCGGAGTATTTCTTGCAGCCCAAAGTTCGTTTATTCCAAATACATCATCATTCTTATTCCATCCGGCAGAAACCAGAATAGAATTCAAATAATATAGATCGGACTGTTTATTAGTTTCATCTAGAAAATATGCTACTAATGGTTGATCATTAAAAATAGTATCATTTTTGAAAATATCGCACTGAAAAGCAATAGAGTTATTATCCCCTATGAGCTTATCGATGCCGTCTAGTATTTCATTTTGATATATTTTCATGTAGTAGCCTTTCTTCTATTCCTAAATACTCCAAAAAATACGATTCAAGTTATCATTCGTTAAAAAAATCAAACGAATAGGCTAGATTATGTATCTGTCTAAGCTCATCCATAGACGGACCTCTGCCTTGCTTCTCAACAAACTCCGCCCGCAATTGTGCTTTTATTGTGCTTTGAGAGTTAGTAATTTTAGGATTACTTTCTAGTATATTTGCCACATTATCTTCAGTTATTGCGTCGTATGGAGTCATATTGCAAAGCACCTTAAACTTAATTTCTTCCAAATCATTTAGCTCTGCTTTTGTTAACTCTCGGAGATTTTTCTTATTGTAATGACTTAGCATTGCTGGATTTACAATATTGGAAATTGTCTTTTGGGCTTCACTACTCCAAACCATAACAGAAGCTAGTGCTGGTTTACTTTTTGGTAGTACTCTTTTTTGTTTTCTTGGTTTAGTATCTTGAGTAAACTTTGGCCTACCATTATTTTTAGGAACACTCTTTTTTGACTGTTGAGAGTTTGGCACTGGCATCACAAAATCTTTTTTGGGCTGTAAAGTAGTGAGGTCATCAATTCCAATCTCACCTCTTTGAAGTGAAATCTTTCTATATTCTGAATCAGCATTTCCATTATGGAAAGGATCTGCTTTTGGAGGCATTTGTCTCTTAGCCCTCTTCTTACCCTCGTTCTTTATTCTGGAATCTTCAATATCATGAAGTTCTCCAAATCTTTCTCTCAATGTTTCTATGGAGATAATATCGCGGTCTGCAAGCTGCATTAATAGATTCTTTTCTGCCGCCTCGTCCGATAAAATCATGTGTTCAAAATGCAATGTTGCTGGTTCCGAGAATCCCATAGACTTTTGAATGTACTCAATTTCTTTTTCCCAGAATTGATATAGTAAGTCACGACCATACTCTAGTCTCTCAATCAAGGTCTTTAAAGAAATAAAGTTATTGGTGAATCCGCCAGACTGACCAGCAAGACCAGTTAATGTGGGAGGAATACCAAGACCGGCATAAATACTATTCAACACCGGCTGATACTTTTCTGTTCCTAAGAACTTATAGATTTGGGTATTACTTTCCTTAAAATCAATTTCCGGACCCCATACTAAGTCCATTGTTCCGCCGCCAACATTACTAGCTAGAATATTTCTTAGCTTATCGATAGCTCCCTTATTTGGCAAAATCTTATGTTCTAGATTGCCTAATCTCCAAAGTCTGATATTACTAATCGCACCGTCAAGTGCAGACATATCCGCCAGCTTCATTTTTTCTAGCATAAGAATATCGTCAATGATAGCATTTACCATCGGATACGCCCATAAATCCCAATCGTCCTTCTTGTAAAAGAAGACCTCGATGGTATCATTGTCTAGCTTAATATGACTATCCCGATTCTTTAATGCGGTCTTAATCTTTGGAGGAAGCTTATCAGCATATTGTGGATTCTTCTCAAAAGAATTAATCACAGACTTACTGACCTTCATTTTATATGTGCGTTCTCCACTAAAAGCTCCAGCATATCCTCCATCTACTTCTATCTGTAAAGGATTAAGAAAATCGTACTTGAGTGGAATTTGCCTCTTGACAACTTCTATTTCTGGTAGTTGAATTAGAACTTCGCCTTTGGACATGGCTCTTTCTTGCTTTCTGCTTATCTTGCCATATCTTTTATGTACAACAACATTTCCACATCTATATAGTGTATTTAAAAATCTTTCGGATCTTTCTTCTCCTTTTACCTTCTTCCACCATTTGCGATAGAACTTTTCTATTTTCTTATTAGGGTGATTAAGTGTTATTCCTTGAGAAGCAAAGTCGCCCATTAAGTCTATAACATTTTTGATGATGCCAACCTTCTCATATGCTTTCATGCACATGCTCATAGATTGCTTGAAATTACTCGCCGGTTCTTCGCTAGGACGAAACCGGTAATAGTCATCCTTTAGAAAGTCTGTCCTAACGGAGATATTTGGTTCAATATCTATGTATGATCTACGATTTGCCGTAGCCATTATCCCGTCATAGCTATCTATATTGCCAGAAGTTTTATCAAAC